CCTATCCCCTGTGTGCCTTGGCAGTCTCAGCCTCTCTATGGGCAGTCGGTGATGGGGGAAGGTGGGGGGCACGCCGCCGGCCCCGGCGCAGCGGTGGTTGAGGGGGTGACGGGGACCAGCGCTGCGCTGCAGTTGGGCAATCCTGTCCTTGATTTTGAGACGCAGCTTCTTGAGCGACATCATCTCACTCTGACGAGCAACACTGCGACAATTGTCGATCAGGCGGTTCAGGCGTCGATGCTCCTGCTGCAAGCGATCAAGATATCGGTTCATGTTCTACCTCCATGCGCTGGAAGATCAGTGAGAATCGGCAATTACTCAAATTGATTCGCATCGGCGTATTTGATAGTATTTGACTATCATGACCACTCTACGCCAATTCACCTATCTCGTCGCCCTTGCGGATTATCGGAACTTCCGGCGCGCAGCGGATGCCGTCCATGTCGCGCAGCCGACCCTGAGCCAGCAATTGCGCGCGCTGGAAGCCCGGCTTGGCGTAACTCTGGTCGAGCGCAATGAAAGCCCGCTTCAATTGACGCCCATCGGACGTGAAGTGGTAGCGCGTGCGCGCAAGCTGCTGCTCAATGTAAAAGACATCGAGGACATGGCCCTGCGCGCCAAGACTGGAATCGGGGGCACGATCCGCTTTGGCGTAACTCCGACTCTCGGCCCCTATCTGATGCCAGGCATCGTCGCATCCTTGCACCGCGCGTATCCCGATATGCGCCTTTATGTCCGCGAGGGCATTCCCGACGAACAGGCCCGCGAACTCGCACGCGGCGAATTGGACATGATCCTCTCTCCACTCCCGGTATCGGGAAGCGCACTTCACATTGAATCGCTATTCCGCGAACCGCTCCATATTGTATGCCCCCCGATCATCCGGTTTCAAAGATGGCGCGGGTGCGAAAACAGGATCTGGCGGGCGCAGAATTCCTGAGCTTTGACCAGCGCCATCATGCCTATCGCCAGGTCAGGGAAGTGTGCGACGACTTCGGGGCGCTTGTTCTTGAGGACTATCAGGGAACAAGCCTTGATGCCCTTCGTCAGATGTGTGGTTCGGGCCTCGGCTTCGCGATCATTCCGGAATTGTACCTGCGCTCCGAGGTCGGTGGGGAAGACATGGTCAAGCGGCTTGACTTGGCGGACTGGAGCGCAAGCCGCGCGATCGCAGCCGTATGGCGCGAAGGTGCTGCCTATTCTGACAGTTACCGGATCATCGCGGAAGCGATCGCCAGCGAAGCGCGACGCATCCTAGCCGAGGACTTCTGATAGATAAGGACATGGATGCGAAGGCGACGACGATTAGCCAAACACGATAATAACCTGATCCGCCCAAGGCAGTGTTGCTGCCGCGGCCAGTTCCTTGACCGACACCGCTGGCGGGACGCGCGCAATCAGCATCTTCTCCAGCACAGCTGGTGCCAGATAGGCTAGGCGCAGCATTCGCCCGACATAGCGGTCCGAGATGCCCTCGGAATCGGCAATGTCTTGAATGGTCGCCACCTGGCCGCTTTCCAGCTTTCGCCGCCAACCCCACGCCCTCGCGATCGCCTTCAGCACATGTGGGTCAACCCCGCCAGTATCCGGCACCACGTCGGCAGGCGGCACGATCTTCGGCCGTCCGTTGCGCTTGCGGATGGTGAGCGGGATGAACACGCGCATGGTGGTGGGGGTACTCATGCTGCCAGCTCCTGCTTCGGGGTGACCATTTCCCGGATGACCGACCCGAGGCCCTCGGTGCGCAGGTCAACCGCAAGGCCATCGGCACTGACCGTGACCCGCTCGATCAGCAGGCGGGCGATACGCGCCTGCTCGGCCGGGAACAGCGATTCCCACAGTCCATCAAAGCCCGCCAGCGCACTGACAACATCCTGCTCATCCATATCCGTAGTGGTACGGCGGATCGCTTCCATTGCCCGCGCCGCGATTTCCGGTGAGCGCAGCAGCGACCGGATGTGCTGGACGACGGCGCCTTCGACCATCCCAGCATTCAGCCGGACAAAGCTGTCCCGGCCTTCACAGGCGCGGTTCCGGATCGCATCCATCGAGGTGTAGTAGCGGTAGTGCCGGCTGCCTTTTTTCGTCACCGTCGGCGTCATGGCTATGCCGCGATCCGTGAAGATCAGTCCCTTGAGCAGCGCCGGGGTCTGGGTGCGGGTGTTGGCCGCCCGCTGGCGCGGGCTCTCCTGCAGGATGGTATGGACGTGATCCCACAGCGGCTGGTCAATGATGGCCTGATGCTCGCCGGGATAGCTCGTGCCTTTGTGGACGGCCTCGCCGAGGTAGAGCCGGTTGCGGAACAGCTTGTACAGGAACCCCTTGTCGATCGGCTTGCCGCGCTTGTTGAGAGCGCCGCTCGCCACCAGTTCCCGGGTCAGCAACGTTGCCGATCCCAGCTCGACAAACCGCTGGAACATATGCCGGACCGCCGCCGCCTCGGCCTCGTTGACGACCAGCTTCCGGTCGACGACGTCGTACCCCATCGGCACGAACCCGCCCATCCACATGCCCTTGGCGCGGCTGGCAGCGAACTTGTCGCGGATGCGTTCGCCGGTGACCTCGCGCTCGAACTGGGCGAATGATAGCAGGATGTTCAGCGTCAACCGGCCCATCGAGGTCGTGGTGTTGAACGCCTGCGTCACCGACACGAACGTGACCCCATGCCGATCGAAAACCTCGACCAGCTTGGCGAAGTCCATCAGGGAGCGAGACAGGCGGTCGATCTTGTAGACGACGATGACGTCCACCAGACCGGCCTCGATGTCCTCGATCAGAGTTTTCAGCCCCGGCCGATCGAGCGTGCCGCCCGAGAACCCTCCGTCGTCATAGCGTTCGCGCATGCAGACCCAGCCTTCGGCCCGCTGGCTGGCGACATAGGCCTCGCAGGACTCGCGCTGGGCATCGAGCGAGTTGAACTCCATGTCCAACCCTTCCTCGCTGGATTTGCGGGTGTAGACGGCGCAGCGCAGGCGGCGCATCGGTGCCGTGGTGCTGCTCATGCTGCGTCCTTCCGTTCCCGAAGGCCAAAGAAGCGATAGCCATTCCACTGCGTGCCGGTGATGTCCCGTGCGATGGCCGACAGCGATTTGTAACGCCGCCCCTGCCAGTCGAACCCGTCCCTCAGCACGGTGATGACGTGCTCGGTCCCGTTCCATTCCCGCACCAGCCGAGTGCCGATGACCGGGTTGCGCGGGTCGCTGATCACCGATTTCCGAACCTTTTTGCCCTCAACCTCGGCGGCCAGGGCATCGAGCAGCTGGCGTACCGGCTTCGACAGACCGCCGAAGGTGAGCTCCTGGATCCGGTAGGCCAGCCGCTGTTCGAGGAACGAGCGGCTGTTGTTGGGCGCCTCTGTTTCGAACAGCTTCTCCCATTCGGCCTTGAGCTGTTTGACCGACATGTCCTTCAGCGCCGCCAGCCTGGCCAGCACCCGCGCATTGTCATCCTGTTTATGCATTATCATCCTCCGATCCGGGCTTTTGCCCGGGGACGACTGACGCTCCTGGTGGGCGGGATTGCGAGACAACTATCTCCGTCTCTGTCAGATAAAGAACTGGACTGTTCGCGCATTCGCAGCACGCCGGCGGCCACGATGCGACCCAACTCGGCGATACGAGCCTCAGCGGTCATCGTGGACGGACAGATGCCGTTTCCTCTGCTCATGCCGCGACCCTCGGCTGTGCTCCGGATACCAGCCGAATGATGGCATCACGGTTCCAGTGGAACTTCAGCTGGCAGTTGGCGTCGTATTTCGAATAGCCGAAGTCCATCGGCGACACCTCTATCCCGGCCCGGCGCAGACAGCCGAGCTGCTTCGCGGATGCCGGCTCCTTCAGCCAACGCCGGCTCTTGGCCGCTGCCAGGCTGCTTTCGGCCGAGCGCAGAAAATCATCCGCTTCAGCCAGCGCCTGGACACGAGTGCCGATCGCGATCTTGCGCGGCGCACCGGCTTTCGGCCCGCCCAGCGCATGCCAGAGGGTGCCATCATGAAATACGCCAGCCCAGGCATCGAAGCCGCTCGCGATCAGTGACTCCCCGTCGCCGCGGATATCGCACCACTGAAACGGAGACTGGTTGAGCAGATCGATTTCGAGAAGATCGAAATCGGTCAGAAGGCGCTTTTCGCCAACTTCGCGGGCGAAGACATGCCCGCAGAACGGACACTCGCCAGAGCCCAGCGGGATTTCCGCCTGGCAGTCAGGACAGGTCTTGTAGGGCGCTTCCCCCGGCTCGCCCCCATCATCGTCCAGCGAGATTTCCTGTTCGAGGCAGCCATGACGAATCGCCGCGCCGGCAAAGTCGAGAATGACGCAGTCGGTCTTGATGATGCCGGGATAACGCTGGGGGTCGACCTTGCGAAGCCCACGCCCGATAGCCTGAATGAAGGTGCCCTTGTGCAGCATGGGCCGCAGGATGCCGATGCACCCGACCGGCTGGCTGTCGAACCCTTCGGTCAGCACCATGCAGTTCGTCAGGACCTGCACCTCGCCGCGATCAAACCGGGCAATGAGATCGGCTCGGTCGGCGCTGGCCATGTCGCCCGAGATGGTCTCGGCAGTGATTCCTGCAGAGCGGAAGGCGGCGGCCACGGCGTCAGCATGATCAACCGTCGAGCAGAAGAAGATGCTGCGCCGGTCACCGGCCTTCTCGCGCCAGTGCTGCACCACTGCGTCATTGAGCACTGACCGGTTCAGCACCTTGTCGGCCTGGCGCATGTCGAAGTCACCAGCCATGGAATTGATCCCAGCGAGCTCGTCTTCACGCCCAGATCCATGGTGTAGGTCCTGGGCGGAACAAGAATGCCGCGTGCAATCAGTGTGCCGATTTTCAGCTGATAGCCAATGTTGTCGAAGGTCTGGCGGAGCGACCGGCCATCACCGCGACTGGGCGTTGCCGACAGTCCGAGGATCTTTACGCCGGGATTGATCCGACGAATGTCCCTGACGATATCGAGGTAGCCGGAAGCTGCTGCGCGGTGGCATTCGTCGATAACCAGGTGAGAGACATGCCCAAGATCGGCGCGGCGGCCAGCCCGCGCGAGGGTCTGGACGCTGCCGAAAATGAGCTGCCCGGACCAGTCGTTCTGGGAGGCTTTGACGATCGACGACCGCAGGCCCGTAATGCCCGTGATGGCGGCAAGGTTCTGCTGGACCAGCTCATCCGTATGCTGGAGCACCAGCACCCGGGCATTGCGTTCGGCGTCGACCTCTTCGCCGATATAGAACCCGGCCACGGCCGTCTTGCCGGCACCGGTGGGCAGCATCAGGATGGTGTTGCCATGGGCAGCCGTCCGCGACCGGGCGGCATCAACTGCCGCCCGCTGGTAGTCCCTGGGGATCATGGTGGTTGCTCCCGTTACTGGGCCCAGAACGGCGCGTTGCCGTTCGGGGAAGTGTTGGGCGACGTGGCAGGAGCCGTTGCAGGCGCTGCGGCATAGGCGGCGGGCGCGGTGCCCATGAGGACTGCGTATTCGGGATGCTGGGGGCCGATGGCGGCAACGATTACGTTGCGGCCCTGATCGTTCGGATCGTTCTTGTCGCGCTCGATGCCAATCTTGGCGATGAACGTCAGCCCGCTCATGTCACCGAAGCTGCGGATGCTGCGCTTGGCGCGGGCCTGTTCGGAGGTGTCGTCAGAGCGGACACCATGCGCGGATTCGAGGATGCCGCGCAGCAACGCGCGCCCCCGGTTGGCATAGGTGTCTTCGGCACCCGTACCGGCATTGCGGCCGCGAAACCCGATGCGGGTGTAAATGCGGCGACGCGCATTCGGGCCATCAGCGATAACCGCCTCGCTGTTGAGATAAAGGGCGGAACTGCTGCGGCTCTGCGTCAGCCAGCCTTCTGGGCCTGCACCGCCGGGGCGGATGGTCAGGCAGACCTTGACGAGTGTGTTGGCGGGAATGAGGGCAAAGGCCGAGTCCTGGGTGTCGGCGGTGTTGAAATCCATATCGGTCATGGCGTCAGGCTCCGGGCTGCGTGGTGTCAGGATTGGCGGGGAGTTCGAAATCGAGCCGGGCTGCCGGCGGGCCAGCGAGCGGGCCACGGATCTTGTCCATCAGGCGACCCAGGTGGGCCGGCTCGATTGCGGTCAGGCGGCCGGACCGGTCCTTGGCTGGAAAGCCGAACTCGTTGAGGGTCGTGCAGACGAAAGCCCGGTACGGCGCACCTTCCACCGGACGGATGTCCGCCAGGGTCACGATCTCGTCGACGATGCCAGGCAGTTCCAGGCCGGTCTTGCTGCCCTCGATCTGCAGCGAGAAATACGGCCGATTGAAATCATCCAGCCGCTTGTCGAGCAGACCGACGAGCCAGACATTCTTGTCCGGCGTGTGCTGGAGGTGGGTCAACCACCCGATCATCTCCTGACCGAGCAGGCCGTAGGCCCCGCGCATATCGGCCTTGCCGCTGCGATCGGACATGGCCTGTGGCTGCCCCTTTGCCCATTGCAGGCAAAGGCGCGAGGCGACCGTGATGCTGTCGACAAAGATCGTGTCGTACTTGTCGAGTATGTTCGGCGGACCGAAGGCATTACACACCCGGGCATAATCGGCCCGGCTGTAGGTTTGATCGTCGCGCATCGCGGGATTGGGGCCGCCGATCCAGCAGGCCAGATCCCGCGCGCGATCCCAGTCGCGGATCCGGATCTCATCGCCGGGCCAGCCCTGCACGGCCAGTTCACCCGCCTCGAGGTTGATGAACAGCGTGGTGTCCGGGTTGAGGGTCCAGAGCTGGGAGGTCTTGCCGATCCCAGAGATCCCGGTCAGCACGCCCTTGATCCCGCGGCGCTCTCGCATCCGTTCGTCGGCGGTGATGATCTGCAGCGGGGCGCTGCTGAAGGCGGCGCTCACTTGCCGCTCTCCAGATCACGCAGGGCGGCCGCGACTGCATTGTCGTAGCCATGGGCACCCTGGCGACGGGCACGTTTGACGATTTCCGCCAGCCCGTAAGCGATGCTGTTGAGAGCGCTGGCCTGACGGGAGATCGCCACTTCCGCGAAGGCCACTTCGTCGAGCGTGGCTTCCTCGGTCGGAAT